AAATTATTAAAAAAGAATTTCTTGAAATTGTAGTACAATTTAAATAAAAACATTAATATAATTTACTTTATATTATCTAGAATATAAATAATATAAAACTTTTAATAATTTTAATTGTAATAATGGGTAATTATAATTCAATAAATAAAATTTCTTTTTATGATATACAAAATATTATTACTAATAATAGTAATAATTATATTATTATAAATACATTACAGGAAAATGAACAACAATGTTTAATAACTAATACGTTAACTGCTAATATGGAATTACAATTATTTAATAATAATATACATAATTTTCTAGATAAAAATATTATTATATATGGAAAAAATTGCAATTGTAATAAAATTTATGATAAATATAAACAAATAAAAAAAATGGGTTTTGTAAATGTATATTTATATCCGGGTGGTTTATTTGAATGGTTACTATTGCAAGATATTTATGGAGATGATGAATTTCAAACTACAATAAAAGAATTAGATATTTTAAAATATAAACCTGATAATATTATCAATAATTTTTTATTATTACATTAATATATATAATGAATATTTAAAAAAAAATATAATATTTAATTATTTAAATGATTTATCAGTATCACATGGAATAAATTTACAAGTATTATTGATTATTTTATTTATAGCTACACCATGGCCTGATAATATTACTTTTTATAAAGATGAATTATTGACAAAAGACAATAAAATATTAGATAAATATGAAACTTTTAAAGTTTTAATTACTGAATTATTTGTAATTATAATATTAATATCTCCACTTATATTTATTTATACTAAAAAATAGCTCTAATTGTTTTGTATAATATTGCTATAATATTACTGTATACTAATAATTATATAAATATGAAATATAGTATAGAATAGAATTTCCGAACAATTATTTTTATACTTATTTGTTTCTTATATTATTTATTTAATTAGTAAGTTGTTGATTAAAATTATCAAGTGATAGGTTTGCTAATTTATCAGCCTCACTATTTAATTTTCTATCAATATGATATAATTCATAATTATCAAATAATTTTAATAATTTTGAACATTTATCATATAATTCTTGTAAATTTGTAGAATTTATCTTATATTCACCTTTTAGTTGCTTAATTACTAATTGTGAATCACCTTTAATAATTTTGAACATTTATCATATAATTCTTGTAAATTTGTAGAATTTACTTTATATTCACCTTTTAATTGCTTAATTAGTAATTGTGATCACCTTTAATTATTAAATTATTTATTTTATTTTGAAAACACCATTTCAACCCTTCATATACTGCCATATATTCAGCATAATTATTTGTATAATTATTATAAATCTCATAATTATCTTTATAAAGTAAAAACCCTAAACCAGACCGTCATGGATTTCCCCTAGATGCTCCATCAAAATATAATGTATATTCTTCTTTATCTACATCCACAATATTATTTTGAATTTTTAATGTAATAATACCTAACTTCTTTAAATAATTTCCATAATGCTGAATATCTTCATTGCCATCAATTGTAATAATTGGTTTATCTTGTTCTAACCATTTTTTATGGTAATTATGACATTTTTCTAAATATTCAATTGGGATATTTTCTCCCTTTCTGGAACGTTTAATAACTCGTTCATTTGAAATATTTGGATTTGTTTTTAAATAAACTATTTCAATCTTTGGTAAATCTTTTAAAAATTCGTCAAACCACATATTATATATTTTAAATTCAATTTCACAAATTTTACCTTCATCAAATAGCATTTGAGCAAAAACATTTTTATCAGTATGAACACATCTTTCTGTAATTATAATATCATAATCATTTTTCAATGCTTCTTTAAGTAAATGAATTCTTGAAATATATGCCATCATTTGAAAAGGAAATGCATATTTTTCTTGATTAGCATAATAACATTCAATAATATTTTTACCTTCCGCGTTTTTAACATTATTCCAAATATCTACCGGTTCTTGAAGAAAATGAATTTTTGAATTTTTACTATTTGTTTTACAATATGTTTCTAGTTCTTTTACAAACGTTGATTTCCCAGAGCCAATATTGCCTTCGATAGAAATAATACGCGTCATTAATAATTATATTTTATTATTTTTATAATTATTAATTATCAATTTTTAATTTTATAAATACTAATTAATTAATTTCTTTATAATCTCCATTTTCTTCAATAATTTTAAATACTAACCTTTGTTTTTTTATAGGTATATCTTCTTTATCTTTTAATTTTTGTTTAATAAATTCTATATTATCTTCTTTATTAATTGTTTCTTCAATACAATTATTTTCACTTTTAATTTTATTAACACGCTCCATATGTAACTTTATAATATATTTGAATATTATTTAAAATAAAAAAAAAATAATTTGTCTTGTTATTTTCCACCTCTTAATCGAAGATTTAAATATTAGAGATTTACAAAATAAATTTCCTATTGGTTGTATTTGCTGTGGAACAACATTTTATCCAAAAAGATATTCAAGTATGATTGCTAGTCATTTTAATACAGCAAAACATAAGAAAAAATGTCTTTAAGTAGACATAATATAATATTTAGAAGGAATCCCACTTTCAAATTTTTTTTATTTAATTTTTACCACCTCTTAGCCTTAGGACCAAATGTAGAGTGCTTTCTTTCTGAATATTATAATCACTAATAGTTCTACCATCTTCTAATTGTTTTCCAGCAAAAATCAACCTCTGTTGGTCCGACGGAATACCTTCCTTATCTTGAATTTTTGCTTTTACACTTTCAATATTATCAGAAGGTTCAACTTCTAAAGTTACAGTTTTACCAGTTAGTGTCTTTATAAAAATCTGCATTATATAATATTAAATATACATAAATAAATTTTAAATCATTTATATAATATGAATTTTTTATCAAAATTACCAGATGATATTATTTATTTTATAATTGATAATACTAATATTAAATGTCACACTTGTAATAGAAAATTTAATATTTATTTTTATAAAAAACAAAATAAATATTATTATTGTTCAAATATTTGCTACAATTTTATATAATATTTTTATATATTTAATTATTGCTGTTGATTAGATTTCATTAATTCTGTTACATACATACCCATATTTCCTACAAAAAATTCATTACCAATATGAACTAAGTTAATTGTTAAATCAGCATATACTTTTCCTTCTAATTTATTCCAGTTTTCACAAAACAAATAATCTTCTGATAAATAATGATTATCTACAATTTCACAATCAAAGAAAGCATATAGATTTTCTTTTTCTTTATCTGTTTGGCAACATCCAATATCATCTACATATTTTTTGTTAGGATAAAACTCTTTTAACTGTTCAATAGCTTCACGTTTAATCATCATGAAACCTGTTGGAATATGTCTTAATTCAATTAAACCATTTTCTATTCTATTCTCTTTAGATTTATAATTTAAATTATAATTAAGAAGCTTAGAAACTTCTTCTGGAGAATTTACATTATTTACTTTATTCCAATGATATTTTTTTTGCGGATAAATCCCTCCAATAATATCTTTATTATGTAACATTAATTTATAAACATCCATTGGATTCCAAACTATATCAGCATCTATAAATAAAATATGTGTAAAATCTTCTAATGCCATAAATTTGGCTACTAATGTATTTCTTCCACGAGGAATTAATGATTCATATCCTAAAAATTCAATTTTAACTTCAATACCTTTGCTTTGTAAAAGTTCTTTTGTTGCAATTAAAGCTGTTACATAATTTGTAAAACATTTTGCTCCATAACATGGGGTTCCTATAAATAATTTCATTATACTTATATTTTCTTTTATTTTTTTATATAATTTATTTGTTAAATATATTATATAAATAATTAACACTATTACCAATAACATCCGTTTTCTATATTATTATTATTTTTAATAATTTCATAACCAGATGGCTTTATAAAGTTACTTTCATTTTCTTTTATAATTTTTTTCCACATATCATTATTTTCCCATCTTTTACCCATAACTCCAAATAATAATTGAAGACCACCGCCAATATATATTGCTGACTTTTGTAATTCTTTTTTAATATAATAAGATAAGGGAACTCCATAACCACCACAACTAATTAATGCTATATCAAAATCTAATTTACTAATATCATTACACATTATAACATATGTTTCTTCCCAATTTTTATGGATATAATTACCAGCGCTAGTCTGAAAACATTTATAAAAAATAAACTCTTGATTATCTAAAAAAATTTTTTTTTCTGGATTTTTAAATATTTGAAAATTATTTTTTAATTGTGTTTTAAAAGATTCAATAAATGGAGATATAATTAAAACCTTTTTTCCATATAAAAAATGAGACCAAGGTTTAATATCTTCTAAGCAACAATAAAAAGGTTCTAAAATTCTTGAATATAATATTTCATTATTAGGTTTCATATATTTTTGCTCATTAATAATAGCATCTTTAAAACATGCTAAATGGTTGCTATTTTTTATAGAATTAAAATACATTGAACAATATTTAATTAGAGATTGTGCTGTGGTAATATTATAAATACCAGCATTATTACTTAGCATAGGTAAATATTGTCTAATATTATTATTATTGACATTATTTGATATTTTGTATGTATATGTTATATATGTTTCTGCTCCTATACCCATTCTTGTTACGTAAAATGGTTTATTAGATTTTAATAGTTCAATTAATTTATCATTCGATTCTTTTAATGATAATGTGTTCATTTATATATCTATCTTTCAAATAATATTTATATTCATTATTATTGCTAATATTATTTATAATAATAATCTATCATTTTGAAACCATGATATAATAAACCTATTATTGTTATACCTCCTAATATTCCATATACAAATTTTGGTATTTTACATTGATGTATTGCTATATATAATAAAAATGGCATAATGATTAAAGCATGAAGAGCATATACATAAAAATGTGTATTATCCATATAATCTATTCAAATATATTATTATAATATATGTGTTAAAAATAAATATAAATTTATAAGTTAAATCAATTTCTCAATAATTTCTCTCATTACAATACCTCTATCGCTCCATTTACAATTATTTTTTATATAATTATATTGCTCATCAAGATGTTGAATATTATAATTTTTATGATAATTATTCACAATATTTACTGTATATTCTATAAATTTTTTTTTATAATTATCATTTACTTGATAATATTGAATAGGATTTCTAACAGCAGTATTTATATGATATTCTTCATCTAAAACATTATCTATCAATGGATTGAATATGTTAGCAAAACCATTCGAGGTTTCTGATAATGCACCTAAATCAGATGTTATTACATTACATTTATGCGCCATACATTCTAATAATGACGTGCAACAAGTTTCAGGATATGTATTTGGATAAAACATTAACATTGCGGTTTTTAAATGTTCATAAAGTATATTTTGTGGAACAGAACCATAAAATTCTATATTACTATCATCTACTAATTGTTTAAAAAAATCCTTGTAATATTTATTATGATCGTTTGTTAATAATGTATCAAAATTTTCTTTTGTATATGGTTTATAATTTTCTTTATTAAATTTATTATTATAGTCTCTGTTAAAACAGGAAAATACCTTTAATTTTATATCTGGTATATATTTTTTTATTTCTTGAAAAAGATGAAATGCTATTATTAAACCACGATACGGAGCACTAATATATACTATTTCTTTTTTCTTTAAATTTATATTAACTGGATTTGTAAAAATATTTAAATTATCTTGAAGACCATTTTGTATAACATTACATTTATCATATGATAATTTATATTTTTGTATAAATCGGTTTCTTTGCCATTTACTAACAAAAACATAATTATCAACTAAATTTAAATTATGAATAGTTTCAAAAGTATCTTTAACTATATTAATATTTATATCATGATGCATCCACAATATAGTTTTTAAATTTTTATTATTTATTCTATAATTTGCCAATTCTTCATTGATTACTCCCTGGATAATAAATAAATCTGGATTTATTTTTTTAATTTCTTCCAAATCTATTTTTTTATATGATAATTTATCATTTATTATAATATTTTTTTCATTTTTTGTCATAACTGTTACATTATAAAATTTTGATAAATATTCTGCCATATAATAAATAGCAGACTGTGTTCCACCCATTGGTTTACTATGAAAAGTATCATATGACCAATCAGTCATATCTATAAATATAATTTTTTTATTAGAATTATCATTATTTATATTTATATCATATTGTATTGTATTTTTAATTATATATGAATAAAAATTATCTATTACTTTTTTATTAAAATTATCATTTATAAAATAATAATGAGGAATTATTTTTAATTTTTCACATTCTAATTTTTCTATATTTAATTTTTTTTTTATTTTATTTGCAATTTTAATATCATGTTCTACTTGAGAGTTTTTTGATACACTTACATCATTAAAAGTATTATATAAATAAATATATGGATCATTTACAGTATATATTTTTATATTATCTACGTCATTAAAATTATTATTTTTATATAAATTATAAACTAGTAAAAATGTATAATAATCATCATAAAGTTGCATATCTTCATCGAACAATTTTTCGTAAATTTTAAAAATTTCTCTATTTAATGAAATTAATCTATATGGAGTTGCTATTATATCATTATAACCAGACGACATATTTGCTACATTTTTTACTTCATCAAAATAGTAATTTATATTAACATCATAACTATTATTTATATAAGTTAAATTATTTTTCTTCTTTAATTTTGTATTACCAGCCAAAAAAAATACATCAAAATTTGTTTTTTCTCTCAATAAATTAATTCTTTCTATTGCTAATGGATAATAAAAATCATCACCATCTAAAATTAATAAATAATCATATTTTATTTCTCTTTTAAAAATTTCTAATAAAGAATTATGTCCTTTTCCTGGTTTTCCATTAGATTCTGTTCTAATTATTTTTTTTAATTTATCATATTTATGATTTTTAAAATGTTCCATAACTTCATTATAAAATATTTCATTTAATGTATTTACCACTATAAAAATATCATAATCTGTAAAATTTAATTGATTATTTGCACTTTCAAAACAAAGTTTTAATAAATCTATCTTTGAAGAACATAATATTGTTAATAAGTATTTTACCATATAATAATTATTATTAAAATAATATTATATTATGAATTTATTAAATTAATAATATATTATGAATTTATAGAACAAATTTATACAAAAAAAGAAATATTAATCCTACTAAAATAGTTACAAATATATATTTATCAAAATTTGCGATATTTTTTTTTACTACAGGATCTAATGTGTCATAGCGACGCTGATATGAATCTGGTTTCATCGGTAAAAATATAAATCTTCCAAATGGGAATAATGTTGGATTCATTCTAAATGAACAATTAGCAAAATAATCATACCATGCTAAAATAAAATATGGAAAGTAGAGAGAAAATCCCAATATCACTTTATTTTTTAGTGGTAAGTATATTAACAATAAAGTTACAAGTATTGCGTAAAAAATGTTAAAAAATATATTATTATATTGACATAAATATGAATAATTATACCAATTTATCATGAAATAATTTATTAAAGTAGAGAGAAATAAGAAAAATGGTTTACGAGGAAGTAACCAATATAATAAAGCAATATATATAGTATAAATAACACATTTAATATTTAAAAAATCATCAGGCCATTTTAATTTTTTTTCCATTATATATATAATCACTAATTTAACTTTTTTTCAAAATATAGATTCCACTACATATTATTCTATTGATGTTGATTTCAATAATATTGAAAAATATTTTATTTATTTAGATAATAAAACTATATGGGATAAGCATTCAGCTTAAAATAATATTAATAAATTATATACTTATAAAAATAATACTAAATATAATGATAAAATAGAAGACTATATTGCCTTTCTCACATATGTTCTCTCTGACTTAAATTCTTAACAAGATAAAATTTTTTCAATGATAGGAACTATCTTTATTCCATTATCATTTATTGTAGGATTTTTTGGTATGAATTTTGAATCTATGGGAGTTCCAAGTATAAAGAAAGGAATATTTACTATTAAACATGCTCAACATAAATTAGCTACTATATTTTTTATTATAATATTTTTACTATTATTCTATATATATTAACGTCTTAAAAGTATTTTAATCATATTAATAAAATTTTTAATATGATTTTTTTGGTATTCAATTTTATAATATTATAAATTTTTTAATGGTATATATTGTTTTAAAGAATCTATATCTAGTTCCATATATTTTTTATCTTGTTTTTCAATAATACAATTTTTCTTATAAATTTCTAAAATTAAAATAAACTTCTCTTCGTCTGTTATAGATTTTTTTTCAGGGGTTGATATATCTTTACTAGTAATTGAAAATCTTCTACTTAATAAATATTTACTCCCTCTATTTTTACCCTGTATGTATTGAATACCCAAAGGAGGATTTTTCATTAAATCTCCTAATATATTTTTAGGATAACTTCTTGCGCAATATATTTTTTCTTCTTCAATCTTTTCTTGTGGTTTAGGATTAGTTATTTTTTCAACTACTACTACTTTTTCATTATGAAATGACTTCATATTTTTACTTCTTGTTCCTAAAGATAAATCTATTAACCAATTTCTATATGAACCATCTTCATATAAAGGAGCTGTATCGTCATGCATAATATCTAATCCTTCAGGAATTTCACCAATAAATGTTTCCCAAACTAACCTATGAATATATTTATGAGTTTTTTCAATATGAATACTGGTATATTTAGCTCCATTGCGACTCTTATATTCATAAGAAATTATCCCATGACTATTTTTACATCTTCCATGTGTAGAAATAGCATATTTTGTATAAATCGGATGATATTTCCATTCTTCATTATCTATTTTAATTTCATAATTATCAAAATAAAACCCATAAGCTTTATATTCAGGTATACTAATAGCTCTAGAAATTTTAGCAGCTACTGTTTTCAATTGTGGTTTATAATTTTTTTGAATTATTTTATCAATAATAAATTGAGCACATTTATCCATATTTTTAAATAATCCAATAGTTATTGAAGCTCCTCTATTATTTTTATTATCTTGTGGTGGTTGTTTCATTAAAATATATCTTCCGTTTTTTCCACCATTTTTCTTACTAGTTTCAACAGATTTAACTTGCCCTTTTCGAGAATTAGAACTTCTATCTAACCACATTAAATTAGTAATAGTATTATTAGATGGATCATTGTCAATATGATCGATTGTTTCTAAAGGGGGAATATCTGGAAAAGCAGATGCTACTGCAATATGTGTTTGAGCATATTTGATAGTCTCACCATTATCAGTTAAAGAATAATATTCAAATGTAGGAAGAATCATATTTTTAGTTGTTTTATTTCTAACAAGAAATGGAGGATTAGCAGGCATCCATTCATTATTTTCCAAATTTATATCTTTTTCACGAAATAAGATTTCATAATTCGACTGAGGATAAATTAATGATGTATTATTTTTTTTACAAGTTCTATGAGCATATACAGGTAACCAACACTCATATTTTATTTTTCCATAAGGATGTATAGTGTTCATGTTTATATAATTATAAATATGAACTAAATCTTTAAATCAATTTTATTGATAAATTGTTAGGAATGGAAATTTTAAAAATTTTACTAATAATAAAATATAATTTTTTTGGAAAATCTTAATTTGAATAAGCAAGTCCACCCATACCACTCATGATACGGAGAACGTTGTAGTTGGTCGCGTAGACACGAACTTTCGCGGTCGATGTGCCTTCAACTGTGGCGTTCGAGAGAACAAGTTGGAGGGTCGCGTTGTCAATGCGCGAGAAGTTGCATGTGCCAGAGGGTTGGTGTTCTTCAGGGCGGAGCGCGAACGAGTAAACGTTGATACCGGTGTCAGGCGCACGGGTGTGGAATTGGTAGGGTTGAACAAGGTCGAAGTAGGTGCCTTCACGTTCCGAGAAGCGGTCTTGGCCGTTAAGTTGTAATTTGGCAGTTACAACAGGGTTTTCGCCCCAGCAGTGCATGTCGAGCGATGTTTCGGCTAAGACGAAAGTGCCAGCATCGGATACACCAGAGTTTTGAATAGCATCATTATTTAATCCTAAATTGGAGTTATTGCCAAAACCTAATTGAGGGTCTGAGTATGTTCCAGGAGGATCGGCAGGCGCATTCCACCAGGAGTTAGATACAGTTTCGACATCAATCGCACCAGCATCTTGGAATAAACCGTTAGAATCAATGAAAGCATCAGAGGAACCGGCAACACCTTCAGGACCACCGAAAGCATGGATCGCATTGGGGAGCGCATCAATCGCATCAGTGTAGTTGAAAGGTTGAGCACCAAGAACATTGTAAAGATGGTTGCCGCATTCTAATGAAGCACAGTAGTCAACGTTACTATCGGGTTGGACAACCCAGATTAATTCTTTGCAAGGATGGTTGAAGTTAAGTTTGATTTTATTAGACGAGGAACCAACCGATTCATCACCGGTGAATTGAACTTGTTCAATAAGATATTCATGGGGATTTTGAGCCATGCGTCTGCGTTCATCAGTGTCAAGGAAAACATAGTCAACGTAGAGCGAAGCCGCAACAAGCGATTGATTGTAAGCAGCACGAACTCTAGGCGATGTTGTTCCCAATTTTTCGCAATTAAGCGATGATACAGCCCATAAGCATTCATCAATTGGTCTGAGATCAAGGTTAATGCGAACTTCGTGGTATTGGAGTGCAATAAGTGGGAGC